CTCACAGGCATGATCCGCATAATCGTGATCTAAGATGCTTTGGTTCTCGCCGTCTGCCCCATCCCCACCGGGACCCCCTTGTATGCTTCCGTAATCCGTCCATGTCCCTCCGTTATTTTTCCATATATTCCAAGTGGAGATGTTCAGATGCACGTCGCCACTATTGCCCCCCGAAGGGTTGACCCCGCTAATGGTGAACACAAACGTCGATGGGGTCGAGCCGCCACCACCGCTGCCCCATGCGATAACACGCACGGGGGCTGCATCTGTCGAGGTGGGACAGTCGCAATCCTCTGTCGCCACAATCTGTTTGATCTCCTCGCAATAGGATGTCATGTCCTCTGTGTCCCCACAGCGTTCTGCCTGTTCATAGTTTGTCCATGCAGCAAGGACTTTGATGACCTTTGTACGCAGTTCGTTTTCTCTCTTTAAGTTCGCCCCGATGCTATCCTTCCAATCGTTGATCAGGTTTTGAATGCACAACTGAAGGTCGCATGCACAATCGTCACAGGTCACGTCCACATCGTCTGCCCCCGTCAGGGTGGCTGTGATGTAAACCAACGGGGTTGTCGTCCCCCACGTAGCCATCGTATAAGATGCTACCGTAGAGACAGTAGCATCCCAATTCCCTGTCCATAAATCCGTCAGGGCAGTCCCCCCGCCACCAAAAGTCATAGAGGATGCCGAAGTTGAGCCGGGGTTGTTGCACCCGGCCAACGGGGGCTTGTAAAGCGTCAGCGTCCTTGTGATGGAAGCAGGATAGCTCACCCCACTGATAGACAGGTCATAATCCGTGCTGTCCGTTACCGTGATCTCCGAGGTGCGGCACGAGATGGTAAAGTCGATAGTTATGTCGGGTAACGCATCGTAATAGTTGAACGTCCTTGTGATGTGGACAAAATATACCCTCAACGGGTCTCCCGTAGGGTCGATGGATGCGATATACTCAAAGGTGTATGTCCCTTCTTTGACTGTCGATGGCAGCGTGATACCGCTTACAGTCCACGTAGGGGTGTTGCCGTTGGTATCCGGCGAGTCGAAGTTGGGCGCTGTCGTGCTCCACCCGTTATTCTGGCGGATGATGATGCCGTCGGGGTCGGTGATCTTGATAAGCCCTTTGAAGTTGGTCACCGTGCCATAAGCACTATAACCCGCATTAACCGTATCGTAGAACGTGAGGGAGTTAGTAGCCCCCGCCTGAACAAACCTGATGTAAAATTTAGGAACTGAACTTGTGAACGGTAATGGTGTAGCCATCTTATGTATTGTTAAAGTTGCTACAAATTTACAACCTGCAAAAAGCTGACTGCCCTATGGCAACCGATGGCTATTTATTGCCTTATTTTGGCCATCCGGCTTGCAACCCGGCTTGCCTTATCTTGAGTTCCTTTAGCAGGTCTGATTTCTTCTTCCCAAAGACGCTGATCCCTATCTTTGTGGCAAGGGATTTCAGTTGAGGCCACGACAGCGCATCGAAATCCACCTCCCCATCCTGTTTCGGGGGTGTATCATCCTCCGGCGTAGCCGGTTGCACCCCTGCCGATGGTAGTTCGTCAGGTAACTTGCCCTTTGGCGTCTCCTGTTCTATGGGCTTATCCAGCTTGATCAGGGAATAGATTTCGTTGTTTTTCGTGCATAGCGTAGCCAGGATTTCTCTGCGAAGTGAATGTTTCTGTGGCTCCACCTGACAGAGCATGCGCAATGTAGCCCCCTTGTCATCTACGAGGTTCCACCGGAACATCTTATCATCAAAACGTATCCTTCTTTCGTCCAATGCCTTCTGCACAAAGGTCAACGCCGTGATGACAGGGGTGAACTCTTTGATGGAATCATCAAACCACTGGTATCCGAACGTGCCGTCTTTCACCTTCTCCGCTGCTTCGACCCGTTCAAAGATGGCGTTGCGAAGCAGGTCATCAGACAACTCGGATGGGTTTGATATACCGATAGCCAATGCGATCTGGCACAACTTATCGATATCATGATAGACAGGTGATTGCTCGTTGTACAGGTAGAACATCAGCGTGCTGCCCTGTGAGCGCTTGCGGGCAAGTTCGGATGCGACGGCCTTTCTGTCCTCCACATAGATGATGCCTGCCTTCACAAGAGAGCAACCAACCATCATGAACAGAATCTTGTCCAAGTCGCCTGCGTGGAGATGCCATTCGTTTTTGAACGTCTCTCCCCGTGGGCGGTAATCCACCCCTACACCAAACTTATCCGCATGGGCACTTGTAGCATATACGATGGTTGCCGTGCCGTGTTGTGTGTTGACCTCTCCGGAGTATTGGAAGAAAATGCCTTTCTTCCCATCCCGGTAGCCTCTTTGCAGCTTCTCCGACTTGAACACTATGGGGTAGCCAAGCCGTTTGACCTTTTCGTAGGCGTTAAACAGCAAAATCATCACAGGGTCTCGCCCCGTGTACTCTCCGATCCTTTTCAGATCGATCCGTTCGTCATTGATAAACAACATATTGCTTGGGTTTTAAGGTTAAAAAAAGAGTGCCGATAGGCCGTTACACCTCCCGGCACTCATTTGTTACGATGAACGCTTCACAAGAATCCCCTTGAAAGCTTCCACGAACGGGAACATGACGTTGGATAACCAATATGTCGAGTTGCCGTCGATTTCACTCACGATGGGGAAGTTGTACATCTGTTTCCCGAATCCGTCCATCCCGCCGAGAGTCCCGACGACCCTTTCACGGGAATACCCGCCAAGCCCAACATAGCCCATGTACAGGTTGGGGATGATCAGGGATGACTTCATGTCTTTCACCATCGAGATGGGGAACATCATCCCTGCATCGTTGAGCATGCTGTCATTGATGCCAAACAGATACGGGTTGGAAAAGATCGGGAGCTTGTACGGGACAAAGGTGATGCCACGTTTCTTGATGGTGTCCCATCCCACGTTCAGCATCATCCCGCCAACGCCGTTCGGGGTGAAGTTCACATTCAGCCCACCGGCAGTCCCACGCACAAAGTCCACCCCGCTATTCTCCAAGCGGGTGTACAGCGAACCACCCATGCAGAACAACACCGTATCGTTCGTGACGCCGACAGACTCAAGGTATTCCGCTGCGGTGTCAAGGTCGTCGATGGTGAAGCTCGCTGCATTGGTGTAGGTCAGGTCGTACCCCAACTCGTCAATCCATGTCCACACCCCTTTGTTTTTCTGGATCGGCGTGGAGGTGCTTCCACTGATAGATGACGTGCCTTTGATAACCAAGTTGTTGGTGTTTAGCTGTCCCATGATCAGGGCAGACTCCAACTGAAGGTCAAGCAGGAACTCCCCACGGGAGAGTTCTTCAATGAACAAGCCGATGCCCTCCACATTCACCCATTTCTGTTTCGCCAACTCCTGCCCGCCAAACTTGATCGTCTCTTTCATGATCTGCGCATAATGGGTGCGCTCAGTTGAGCCAACAGAGGTCGCTACGGGCTGCCCCGTCTCCGTTGCAAAGGCGCTATCGAGGATAGGGACTTCCTTCCCCGTCGCACAGTATGTCGCCGTGATGGTCTTCGTCACGTCATACGGATAGACGGTAATCAGAGCATTATCTCCTCCTGCCGAGATGTCGGAGATGTAACATTGGATAAACCCATTCACCACGTCACCAAACTGCACGGTAAACCCTTCACGGGGGTAGTAGTTCCCACTTGAATCCACGTCGTTGATGTTCATGTCAAAGATAGCACTACTACCAGCTACGAGAGAGAGCGTAACGTGCGACCCAACGGTGATGGTTCTGTGGGGGAAGTTTTGCTCCTGATGAGTAAGCGTCTCATTAGGAACCATGATCTTGCGTCCGTCGATCCCCCTGATGAAGTTCAGGGCGAGATTTTTTAGTCCCTGTCCATAGGAATAGTACAAGGTATCCATGACGGACGGCTTAAACTCAAAGCTATGAAGCGAGCGGATGTTATAGGCATTCGCATTCGCAATAGCTAAATTATCAACAGCCATTTTGTTTTTTTGTTAAGTTAAACATTCATTTTAAGCCCTGCCGTGTGCTTTAAGGATGTCTGCCTCCGCTTTCTCTTTGCTCAGTTGCGCCGGCGTTTTCTGTGCCTGTGGCGCCTCTTGCAGGTTCGGTTTCTGCGGGTTGTGTGCCTCCTCATGCTCCTTATCTGCAAACTGCTTCTCCAGCTTGCGCATGAAAGCGAACATGATCTTGTTCACATTATCGACAAGGTATTTCTGTTTCAATCGCCCGACCATCGCATTCAGTTCCTCTGTCACCATCTGAACCGTATAATCCTTCCCGCTTTTCACCATCATCTCGACAGCGTGCGGAAGCACATCCTGTACCTCCTTTCGGAAAGAATCTTCAATGCTGTGTTCGTACAGCGATATATTTTGTTTCGTTTCGGGGTCAACATGCGTGAACTCCAACTTATCCAACTTTGCCGGCATCCCCTGCAACGCCTGTTGGCAGATCGGCCTGATCTTGTCCTGTCTTGCCTTTGTCGCTGCGTCAGCTTCGGCCTTCTTTGCCTTCAGGTCAATCTTTTCAGGTAGTTTGATCTTTGACCTGATGTCGCCAAATTCGTTGCGGGCATCCCGTGCCATCTTTTTGATCTGAAGTTGTGTCGTCCTGTCCAACTCGGTGGATACAATGTTCTCCTCGCTGTCAATGCCCAACTCTTTCTTGAGCAGTAAATCCACATCTTCATCGCTTTGGTATATTTCGGGGGCGGTGAGCCTGTGGTGCAGCCTGATCGCATCGACATCTGCCATCTTCGCTGTGTCCTGTGCGATGACTTTCGTGATCAGCACGGGATCATATTGCGGGAACTGTTTCAGAAGCAGTTGTCGTTCCAACTCGGCATCGGAGACAAAAAACTGCCGGGGGTCTATCCCCGCCTTCAGTTCGTCGATCTCCTGTTGTGCCTGTGTATATTTTGTCTCCCACTCTTTCAAAGAACGTATGGTCTCTGTGACCTTCTCTTCGTTTTCAAACTCCTGCCCGAAAAGTTCTGATGCAACCTTCACCTTATCGGGGGTCACCACCTCTTTTGGCGGCTCAGGCTTCTCCGGGGGCGTCTCTTTCGGCGTGTCCTCCGCCGGCGGAGCCTCTGCGGGGGGTTGTGATTCCTCTGTCGCCGGCTTCTTATACCCCGCAATCGCTTCTTCGGGGGTCTGTTCCAACATTTCTGTTACTGATGGCATAATCGTTATATTTTAAGTTTGGGTTTGTCGATGCAAAAATAAGCAATGCAAAAAGCTATGTTTTTTCTACCATCTCAGGTTTGGGATTTCCTTCTTTTTGCTCTCCTTTTATCCGGGCTACGCCCACCTCTTTCATCGTCCTGATCCCCTCCTGGGCACGTATCTCTTTTAGGTGGTATTGATGCTCCACGGCCATCTCTTCAAGTTTATAGTCGTGATCTATCTTTTTCTCGGCAAGCACGGCCTCGTGGGCTGCCCCCTGTGCCTTTTGCTGTATCTCGGCGTTCATGGCCTGCATGTTCATCTGTGAGCGCTGAAACTCCTCCCGTGCCTTGCGTATCCTGTTATGTAAGACCGTCTCACCAAACAGCAAAGAGCCACCGCCTTCTATGATCCGCACGATGGCAAAGAAGTCGCTTTCATCGATGCCCGGCTTGCCGTCCCGTCCGTTCATCAGGCTTATCTTGGCGCTTTCATAAAGCTCTTTTTTCTCTACGTCGGTAGGCCTTGCCACAAGGTTTACGCCATAAAGCACGTTATCGCCTTCGGCTTCGGCGAGCAACTGAATGTTGAAGTCGCCTATGGCCGAGGCATAGGCTTCTTTCATCAGCCGGTTATACCGCACCCCGACCTGAACCCAACGGCATATGTTCTGCGCTGTCGCCTGTTTCACATACAGGTAGGCAGAAAGCAACGGCTTTAAGGTGGTTGTCATAGAACGTACGGCGATTTCCGTCGTCCCGACGGGGGCAGATGGGTTTGGTGTAGCTCCGAGTGCCACCGGGTTGATGCCGGTGATATCTTCTATCATGCGTGCGTTGAACTGAAACCCTGCGATGATGTCTGTGAAAATCTGTCCGATGCCTCCGGGAAGTTGTTCGATGGGACGCATGACGGTGTTGCGCATGCCCTGTGGGTTGTTCTCTTTGTAGAAGAAAAACCCGCTCTCCAAAAACCGCTTGATGCCTTCCTCACGGGCATCCTTGCCTTTGACAGATTTGATATTTGCCAACGAATCCACGTTAATAGCGTATCCGCTATTCACAGCCATTGCGATAGCGTTCTGGTATTTTATCCAGAAAATCTGGAAGTTGTCATAAAGGGGGATCAGTTGTCTGGTGATAGATTTCGTCCCCAACTTATACGGGTGGAACGTAAGGGATACGCTTTTTTTGTTCGGTCTTGTCTGGTCGGTATCTTTTTTGTGGTCATAGATCAACTTCGACCCTACGATCCATTTCGTGCAATACCGGAATCGCTGTTGTGTGTTTACAAGCCGTTGGTTTGGTGTGAGCCGTTTGCCATACCCATACTCCACCTCTGTCATTGTCTCCTTGCCGAAACGGTTTTTATGTATCAGCGTCGTCTTGGCATCCGAGTCAACCCATTCACAGTCAAAGACACAAACCTTGTAAAAGTCATATCCGTAGATATTTGCCTCTACCTGTGTGTTGTATATCCCCCATTTCTCTGCGGTAGGGTTGCCTTTGTATCCACTGTACTCATTTGCCACTCCTTCAAGTTGTTCCCGGCTGAACCCTTCGGCAAGCAGTTCTGTGATGCTCACATCGTAAAATTCGCCGGCGAACTCTATATCCCGGAAATCCGGATGCCGGCTGTATTGCAGGACAAGGTATTCAGGGTCAACATAGCGTGCCTTGACCTTATTGTCAACCTTGCAGTAGTAATCCCGCACACAAAACAACCCTAAGTTTATGATGTCTTTGTATAGCTGTTTCTTTACTTCGTCTCTCCAATGCGAGATGTCCATCGAGTGTTTGATCACAAGCTCCATTGCCTTTGCATAGGCGGGTTTGAAGCCTCCGTTCATCTCGTAAAGCTCCAGCTCTTCGACCGTCTCCGGCACAAACTCAGGTGCTTTGTATTGAAGGCCGATCTGCTGGTAAAGCATTTTGAAGTATTCGATGTTTTCTTTCTCTACCCACAGGCGGATTTTCTCATCTTCAATAAAGTTCTTTGAGTAAGCGTCCACCGGGTCTGCCGAGACATCGTATTCGTAAGACAGGAAATTCCCAATCAGGGTATTCACGATCTTCGATGACGGGCTTACCACGTCCCACAGCACGTTGAAATATCCTTTTCGTTTTCCTTCGTGGGATTGTGAGTTCAGCACGCCTGAAAGCGTGGCGGGGGATTCCGGTGAGGGGAGTTCCTCACGGGTGAAATACTTTTTATACCGCTCTTCGCTTTGACGCCCATCGCCAAACAGCCGTAGCGTTTCGTAGTCATATGCCTCCGCATAACTGACGCCGGCAGCGCCACGCAGATAGGCAGAATAGATCGCCTCTGCATTCTTCAGGAAGTATGTTTCATCTTTTGAAGCCGGGTTTAGGGTGCGGATATGCTGATATTCATCGCTGTTATAGCGGTCTATCTTGCGAACCATTTTTGCATCGAATAAATACAATGCAAAAATAGTCAATGGGGAAAGCTGACCGTTTAGGCGGTTTTCTGCCTATGGTTGGGATTAAATATCAGGGTTCTCTTCGAGTAACTTCTTCAGCAAATCCGTCATCTTCACCTCTTTGGTCTCTCTGCCGTAGCGTATCGTGTGGATGCAGTCATGCACGCCACGCCCGGTGGATTCCGTCCCGATGATCTCAAACGTCTTCCCCTTATAGGTGAAAAACCTGTCGCCGAAGTAATATACCTTCACCCCTTTGTGTATGGTGCTGCATAGTGCCATCAGAAAGGTATTACGGATTCTGGTTCGATATATTCATTTGGGTTGTATCGGGTTGATTTATTTTCTTTCACAGACCAATCACGCCCCATGTATGTACTATGATCCGGATTGCCGTTGTGTTCATAAAACCTCCCATTCACAAGGTTGTACATATATTCCGCCTCCCCGACATGGCCAAGATGCTTAAACTTCACTTTTTGAACATAAACTGTTATTTTCTTTTCTATGAAATCACGGTAAACAATAATCCCAAAATCCGCTTTGTTGAAAAAATGGCTTGATCCCGATACATCGTAAAGAGTTGGCACTTTGTATTTTTCTTCATCTTTTTCTTTCTGCATTTTTGTGGGGTGGGCAACAAGAACAACCACACAGTCGTTTTTCTTTGCAAACATAGATAGTGCGTCCAGAAATCTGCTTATGTATTCTGTTTCTGATTCATTCCTGTTCCTTGTATGCTCAAGTTTGTTGTATGGGTCAATCACAAGAACTTTTATCCCCTTACGCTTCACAAGATATGTTGCCTTCTCTAATATATTCTCTATGGTTATGTCATCTTCAGGATAGATGAAGAAAAAGTTGTTGATTATGTGGGAATAAATGGATTCAAATTCGCTTTGCGGTATATCTGCTGTGTTAAACCGCTTCCCGCTTATCAAAGATGCGATGCCTGCAAAATGAACTTGGATCGGGAAGTTTTCAGGGGAGAAATATGCTGATTTCCAACCATGAATGATGTTTAGTTTTACTGCAAGGAAATCAACAAACGAACTTTTCCCATGACTTGGTATCCCTGAAACAAGGTACAAGCGTCCACGTTCCCATGTAAGCAGTTTATCAAATTCAGGATCGTTTATTTTTAGTCCTGGTTGTAGTCCGTTTTGATACAAAGAATAGACAGAATCATAAATCTCCTCAAAATTTACAATGTCTTTTATCGGGAGTTCTGTCGCCGATGACAACAAACCCCTTAATTCCACAGAGCCGTGTTTTATCAGATAGTCATTCGCATCTTTACAATCCTTAAAATTCACAATCCTGCATTTCTCTGTCCCAAACCTACGGACAAGTTCATCTTTTAGGGCAACGCCGGCAGGGTCATTATCGACAGCTATGTAAAATGTTTCAATCCACTGTAATTCATTGTAACAGTTATCAATATATTCCATTGTCCTGCCAGAAGCCCCGTTTGGCACGCTGATCACATTGCATATACCTGCTTCAATAAATGACAGCACATCGATCTCCCCCTCGACAACAACGCATTCTTTTTGATCCAAAATAGAATTCAGGTTGTAAAACACCAACTCTGCATCTTTTACCATTTTGAAATTTTTTGCCCCATCACGGAATTTGATATTCACAAGTTTCTCCCTGTAATAGTATGGGAAACAGATAACTGTTGTCTCTTTTTCAACCTGTGGCATATATTCCATCGCTGAACTGATCTGCATTTTGTTCAGCGTTTCTTGCGAAATCATTCTCCCATTAAACCATTTTACTGCCTTGTCGGAAAGCTCTGTCCTGTTTTTCCAATCCGGGATTATATATTGCTTTTTCTCTATATAAGGCCTGTATTCAAAAAACGATGCATTGCAGTGATGACAATGGCCTATGCCGTTTTTTGAATTGAACGACAATGAACGGTCTTTTGTGTGTCGTCTTGTGTGTGAACATTCAGGGCAGATGATTTTTGACTGGCCAACTCGTCTTATATCCACCTCGTAAATACTTCCTGTTATACTACTTTTTACTTTCATTAATGACAAACTTTGGGTTTTTCGTTTTTTGATTTATTCTCTTTTCTAAAGTAAACCAATTTTACTTGCCGTTTCCAGTTTTCTATTTTAACACCATTTGAGTCGTGCCAATTATTTGCATCGTATCTATGCCATGCTTCTTCGGCAATATTTTTATCAAACCCATTATCTGTAAAAAACTGTATAAATTCATTAATTTCCGGATCAGGCAAAAACATATTATAGACACCTTTTCTTTTACTTTCTTTCTTTTCTTTTATTTCCTTTCTTTTCCTTTCCTTTCCTTTCCTTTCCTTTGTTGAATTTTGTTGAACACTTGTTGACATATGTTCAACACATGTTGAAACTTCTTGATTATCAATACCTATTTTTTTTGATTCCACAGACTTTTTCCCAGCGAATGATCTTTTCTTTGAAATATTTTCTCTTTTTTCGATATTTCTCAATACACGTTCAGACCAAAAGAAGTTTTCATCCTCCACGAAAAGTTCAAAAACAGATACACACTTGTCAACAAATGCTGACACATGTTCAACACTTGTTGACATTTGTTTAGACAGGGCAATGTAGATATATTGCTTTTTTGCCAGTTTATGATCTGCGTCGGAGTGCAGCATTTCAACAATCCTCCAATACAAACCATATCCAACAGCGCCGAACTCCCCCAACATTGCCTGTATTTTAGGGTCGGCTGTTGGTTCGTAATCGTGCGAAAAATAGAAAGTGTCTTTTTTCATTTCTCCAGCTTTAGATTTACAACAACGGCGAAGGGGAGGTCAGTAGTCAACAGGGCTGGAGTCCCATCTGACCGCCACCCTCGACCGTGTTGTTTTTTTTGTTGACTTAAAATCTATCGTTTCTCCAATTTTTAATTTGTTGACACTACAAAGATAATGTATTACAAAACCTACCTGTGAATAAGCATTTTAATCATGTTAAAAGTTCAAAAAACACCAGGTTTTGGGTGGTATAATCCACCGTGATCTTCCTGGCTATGTTTGCATACCCGTTCTCATTCCGGTAGGATTCATTGTTGATGATGATGATGTTTTTGTCGCCGGGAAACTGCCGGTTGATCTCTTCCATCTGCCGTCCCATATTCCGCTTTTCTATGACAGCATAAAAGACCTTATTGGATTCGTCGAGGAAAGTTACCATCATTCAGATTCTTTTGCAGGCAGTTCAAAATCGAACACCATGATATCCGTGAAACGCTGTTTAGCGCCGTCTTTTTCGATCTCTCTGTACCGTATCGCCCCTTCAATGCCAATCTTCATGCCTTTCTTGATCATAGTTGCGGCTGCTTCTGAAAGGTTGTTCTTGAAAATCAGGTTGTGCCAGAAAGTGATGCTTTGGCGTGCTCCCTTATCATCCCGGTAAAACTCTTTCGTGGCGAGGCGAACTTTTGTGATCTCGCCGTTCTGCATAGTGATCGTTTCGGGGTCTGTCCCTACATGTCCGATTAAAAATACTTTGTTCATAGATTGGTTATTTGGTGAATTAAAATTCTACAATCCCCATTATCCGGCTGCGGCGGCTCACAATCAGCGACGTGCCGTCGAAATGATGATGCAACTCGTGTTCAAGATGTGGGTTGAACGGCGTGACAAACATGACAGTATCCCCAACACGGATATAGTCGTCATCTACCTCTGCATCTGCGTAGTAATATTCTTTCACAGGGCGTCCTATGTATTTCACCTTCCCGAACTGTGTATGGCGGGCTATGCCCTGTGATTGGTTGTGTGTTGTAACCGAAGGGAGGGCAATAGTTTTACCATCCACCACGACCTGCTCTTTCTCTTTGTAAACCGGCTCACACAGCACCCACCCGTTAAGCATGGTGATATCCTGTTTGTTCTTTTTCAGGTATATCTGCGAGTACTCCACCATGAAGTATTTTAGTCCGTCGCACGTGAGCATGTGTCTCTCTTTCCCTTTAAGCACGGCAAGGTAGTTACACCAGACGATATCGCCTTTGTGCAATTCCATTGCAGAATGCCATTCCATTGATTCCCCGACGGGTCTTTTACGGTCAAAGACGAGCCGTCGTGGGACAGCCACCACCTCACAGATCACTTCGGCATGGTGTTCGGGTTTATAAGATGTATCGATAAATATTTTCTCCCCTCTAAGCATTATGGTATCCATTGATACTATGCTTCGCACCAACACAAAGTTCCCATAGGGGCGTAGCGATGCGATATCCTCTTTTGTCAGGTTCATATGATTGCAATAATATCCTGTATGCGGACGAGTTTATATTGGAAGTTGTCTATGATGATGGGCTGCCCAACCGATTCCGGCAGCAACACCACGTCCCGGTTGTTCACTTCCTGCACGTTTGACCCCTTGCTCACAATGGTTGCACGGATAAAGGCATTTACAGGTTTTGCGCCGGGTGGGGCGATGATTGGCGAGGCGGATTCTGTTTTGTGCGGGTTCACTAAAACGAAGTTCCCAAGCGGGCGAAACCGCTTCATGGACATGACGGCCATAGGATGATTTTTACGGCAAAAGTAAAAACTTCTGATTGTGGTTTAATGGGTTTATTCAGAAATTTTCAAAAGGGCTTTTGAAAACTTTTTTAAGAAGGCGATCCCACGCCATGTTTTTGATTTAATTTTGCCCTGTCAACAGCCCAAGCTGACATACGGGGGTGGCAGTGGCGCTCGTTCTTTCCTTGTGTTCTTTGCGTTTTGTCTCGCCTTGTCGCCCCCGTTTTTAATTTTGAAGTTATGCAAGTCAACTGTTTGTTACAGGCAGAGTTTGAAGCGTCCACCCACGGGGCAATCGATCCCCTCACGGCAGAGCAGGCACAGGCATTGATCGCAGATCAGGCGCAAGGCATAAACAAGGTCTTGGCGCAGGTCGTAGAAGGAGTTGTTGTCTTTTCGGCGGATGACGACACTTCGGAGTTTAACGAACCGTCAAACGGTACATGGAGAATACAGATACGGATAAAAAACATAAAGATATGACCATAGATGAAATCTGCGCCAAAGCGGGATGCACGAAAGAGGATATCGTGCGGGCGATGGTAGAGGAATCAAAGAACAATGTTCAACTTCACACGGCAGCCAGAAAAGAGCGGTTAGCGATGGCATCCAAGATGGAGGCGGAGTTCCGTGCGTTGGAGGTGGAAAACAAACGCCTTCACCTGTTGATCGAAAACGACCGCCTGAGCCATGAATGGACGGCGATCTCGGAGAGAATTTTACAAAAAGCGAAAAGGTTACCACAGGAATTGGGCAAAGTAATCCCATTTCAATAAAAGTGAATTATGGCAAAACAGAAACATCAGACAGCACCCCCTAAAAAACCAAGCATCATGGCTCCGTGTACATGCTCAAGTTGGTTTCAGGATGCAGAGTATGGCAAAGGCATACGGCTATGGGCGTATGCAGGGGGTAAGGGGAAATGGCCAACACGATACCGTTGCACGGTGTGCTTGCGCACGAAAGATTTTTAATGCATATTTTAGTGATAATTTATTCAATCAAACCTTAAACTTAAAACAATGATATAATGGAAAAAAAAATCTGGAAATATCAATTAGAAATAACTGATAGACAAGATATTTCAATGCCTAAAGGCGCAGAAATATTAACAGCACAAATACAGGATGATAATCTTTGTTTATGGGCATTAGTTAACCCAAAGGTACGTACAGAAATAAGGGTTATTGAAATATTCGGGACAGGGAATCCAATATCATCTTATGCGAGAATAAATCGGAAATACATATCTACTTTCCAAATCCAAGAAGGCAATTTGGTATTTCATGTATTTGAGGATATGGGTGTTTGTACGCCAGTCAATAACCCTTATTATTTAAAAGGTATTTATAAATCGGATTTTATTGGAAGTTTGGAAGCTGCAATTATGTTGAAATGTAATCTTATAACATTATGTCGATATGTCCAAGATGGCAAATTACCCTATTACCGTATTGGGAGACGGCTTTTGTTTCGTAAAGAAGAAATCTTGAATAAGATAAAAGTTAAATAGAGGGGAAATATAATTTACTGTACTTAACATCCTATGCGCCATGAAGAATTATGATGTATATTTTGAAATATTCGGCAAGAAAATGAAAGTACGGATACTCGCAGAAAATGAAGAAAAAGCAAAAAAGAAGGTAAAAAACAAAATTATATTTCATAAAATCATAACCGCAAGCATGTTTATATCCCTTATATGACAGACAGAAAAAAGATCATGGAATTAAGTTCCCTGATGAAGCAGAAAACGACGGATTGCTCTGCCCTTGTGCGGGAGGTGCTTGAACAGTTAATTGCCGACTTCCCTCACGAGCAAACAGGCGATATTATCTGGCTGTTGGAACAACTTGACATGATGCCCTCTATCTTGTACCACCCTGAAGAGAAATGCTATCTTTGTGTGCCTGTCACACGGGAGACGATATCGTGGATAGATTGGGAGACCAAGCGATTAATTTCATTCGTTATACCATTAAGCACAACATGGTACACGGGGTTGCGTGAGGCGTTATACGACCATATCAAAACCATAACATATCTTACACAGCAGGCCAATGAACAAAGGGAGACTGATACGGGTGATTTTTGAGTACGAAAACGCAATCCATGAGATGACGGACAGGCCACAAAAATGGTTGGAGAAAGTGAACAACCTTTGTGTTTTAGCCGAGATGCGTGGGGCTAATCCGTTTCGCAATGATCCCCATGAATGGACAGAAAAAAAGAAAAACGATCCTGACTTAAAAAGCAAGTGATGGTTCAGTTGAAACGGTTTGCATGGATCATGACAGAACATATAAAAAACGTAACGTGATGAATTGTGTGATGGCTAACAAAATAAGTATTTTATGAAAACACAATACTTCAAAAAGCATTGGAAAACTTTCTGGCTAACGTTGCTTATTTTTTCATTCTTAATAACGGTGATCCTTGCTGTGTTCAGGGCTATCGGGATAACAGATACAAGTTGGTTCATTATTTTCCTGCCTGTTATCCTGGCCGGAGTTTTCTTTTTTCTTCATATTCTTAGTTTTATTTTTCTTGTGATGATGGTAGTTTTCAGTATGTTTGATGAACGGGATTAGAAAGAACATAAATTATATGGACAAGGAAACAAATAGCTTAGTTGATACAATACATCTTTAGATGCTTATGACAACGAAACTACTCACTATCAAATTACAACAATGGACTGCCCTGTTTGCAGCAGCCAGATAGTAGTAGCAAGTGATGTGTACTAACGTTTGACGGTATCAGCAGTATTTGCATTACAAACTTTAATTGGTGAATTTATAAATTCATGGGCAAATCCTGAATATGAAACTATTAAGGAGTTATTGGAGACATTATTATGAACAATTTATCTAAAAAAGACCGCGACAATTTAATAAAGATTTTGCAAGAAGGTGGAGAGATACCGGCAAAGTATCGGGATATTTTAATTGGCAAAGAAGACGCGCCGAAAGAATATGAG